GTTCTTAAAATTGATCCTTGTGGAGCACGTTGTGGTACTGAAATTACAGCTTGAATTGTTGGTTTGAAGAAATCATCTTCAACTAATTCTGGGTGGTTAGCTACTAGGTAAGAATAGATGGCTTCATTTTTACCTACTCTAATTCTTCTAATATAAAAATCATTATGCCAAGCATGAATACCAGATGCTGTACCTAATACTAATGAACTAGTTCCACTTGGTTTAACTGTAGTCACACGAGCTGCTTTATTAATACCAATCATTTCAGCTACTCTTGCGTTTTCTTCTTTAGCTAAATCAGCTGCTTTCTTTAAGTCGTAAGCTAATATAGTTCCAGATCCAATACCTGTCATACCAACGCCTAGTAAAGCATCTTTTTCAGTTGTTTTACGCCAAATATCTCTTAGATAATGGAAGTCAGTATATGCTGCTTGTAATGTACCAATAAATGCACCTACACGTACTCTTTCGTTTAAGTCTTCTTGTGATTCAATGTTTGAAACATTTACTTCACATAAGTTACAGAATTGATAAGAACGTAAAGCAATTTCACAACATGGGTTAGTACCCCAATCTTTATCGTTGCTAAAGTAAATACCTGGTTCGCCAGATCCACTTAGTTCAATTTTCTTCCATAGTTTGAAGAATTCTTCTTCATCAATTTTATGACGCATCACAACTGCAGAGTTATTTGCTCTTCCTCGTTGTGGATTTCCTTCCCACCAATTACCAAACTTACATGTTAGCATATCCTCATCATCCAAGTTGAATAATGAGATTAACGCTGCTCTTCTAATACCACCACTCAATACTGCATCAGCAATATGGCAAGCCATATCATGGGCTTCTAATGATGTAATTCTATCACCATTTTGTTTACGTTCAAATACTTTTTGTAAGTTAAATAAACATTCTTTTAATGGCTCAGGACCAGGTGCTTTACCACCTACAGTAATTAACTGAGCACCTTTTGGTCTAATGTCTCTAAAGTCAAACAATGGAAGTGGAGCGCCTGTAAAATATGCTTTACATAACATACGAACAGCATCAGCCCATCCTTCAATACTATCACCTACTAAGTATCTTTTGTGTTTAGTTGGTACTTTAATTTCTGGTAGTTGTTCAATGTGATGTGTTTGTACTGAGTATCCTACTCCACAACCACTTAATAGCAAGAACATTATTTCACTGAATGAACGCCAATCATCAAGAGGAAGAAAAGAACAATTAAATATGCGAGCATTATTAAGTTCAATGGGTTTACCTGCGAACTGTAATGAACGCATTGATGGTAATACTTTTTTAGCATATACCAACTTATAGGCTTCTTCAATTTCATTTTTTAATTGTGGAAATTTAGTTTGATGCATTTCTTTGTTTCTAGTCACTAACTCTTCCCATGTCTCTCTTCTGTTTAATTCTGGTCTGTATTTGGCATACTTCATGTATGTGGTAATCTCAGATAGAATTTCTTGCGTTACATCCATTTTTATAATATATTTTAATTTTTAAGTAAATAATAGCCCATACTTATTTTCATAAGCTTTAAAAAGTCAACAAATAAATTTAAGGATTATCATCGAAAATCTCATCTGCCATAGCGTACATAATGAAATCTTCAAAGATATCTTTTGTTACTCCAGCTAACCCATTTGAGTGTTCTTGGAGAACGGATAGAGCAATGTTTTGATCACTACTCTCTAATAAAAGCGGTTTAAAACCTTCAAATACCTCAGATATAAGTTCTGTCTCATTAGCATCACCAAATGCATCATTATCACGAAGATATTCTTCCATCTTTTCTTCTAAAAACTTTGGTGACATATTAAAACAATTTTTTTAGTTCACTAATTATATATCTAGATATCTTTATTATTTGTTCTTTTAGTTTAGCGAGTAACGCTTTCTTTTGCTGTCCTATACGAAGTCCTTTGAAAGGTATTTCAACATTCTTCATATGGGGTTCTAAATATTGACGATAAGCATTTCCAGCCAAAATAACAAACTTATCTTTGTCAAGATCATAACCTTTCTTTTTTAGTTGATCTAAAACAACATTAGCCCATTCTTCACGTTTATCAGCGCCCATGTCTTTTAAAGTGACATTATATGGTTCTAATTCTTTACGTAATGGTACTAAATGATGTTTAGCAGATAATATATATATATCTTTAGGATCAGTGAGCTTCTTAGCGTAAGCTAATTGTTTATTAAATAAATCAGATGAGTATAGTTCTTCAGCGGGTGCGGGTTGTGCTGTTTTGCCAGCACTACAAGAAACTAATACTACTTTGCTCATGATATAACGTGTGTATAGATAAATATATTATTGGTTAAGCTCAAAAAATTTCTTTTTCAAGATATCGCGATCAGCTGTATCAAAATTTTCATTTAGTTTAGCTGGTTTTTCACTTTCTAAAGTAGCTTCGTCTAATTCATCACTATCTATTTCGATATGACCCGTTGATGTGTCTATTGATGCGCCAAATGTCATACCATCCATGCCATAACGATTTTTCATTACGTGAAATCTACCTGTGTTATTGACTTTATCTTCTTTTTTACGTGATAATGACATTGCAAAGTCAGTGATCATCATTTTATTATATGAACCTGCTGCTTTATCACCCTCAATAATATCATCTTTAGCACCAGCTCTATTCACTTGTGATACACTCCATATAGGTAAATTTAATTCACGTGCTAATCCTTTAGCCGCTACATATATATCATCAATTTCTTCTTTACGTTCTTTACTTGAACGAGCTGGTCTTAGTAGATCAACATAATCAATAATTACTAGGTCAGGTCTATTACCTAAGTCTGTACATCTTTGAATATGTGATTCTATAGTATTAATAGTTGCTTTACCCATTGGAAACTCTTTAATTGTTAGTTTACCAGTTAGTTTAGTAATAGCATTTTCTACTTCAGTTCTATGTTCAAGAATTCTATTAACAGCTACTTCAGCAAAATGAGCATCATATCGTTTGCCAACATACGCTTCACTTAACTCTAAAGTGTAATGATTGACAGTATAACCTAATTTAATAGCATGAGCACCTAGTGCTACTAATGACCATGATTTACCACCACCTGGTGATCCGAATACAATTCCAAAATCACCAGCTCCTAAACCACCTTGTAATAGTCCATTTATGTTATTCCAAGGTGTAGGAATGGCGTGTCTATATTCTTCACGGAATCTTTCTTCAACATCTTTCTCATACTCATGACCTATATTTTTTTCCATTCCTGCTTTTAAAGCATTATCTACTAGTACTCTAATGTCATCATAAAATCCTTTTTCAAGTAATCCAACTGATGTAAGTAATGCTTTTTTTAGCTGTTGGTTTTTACAGAAATTACTAAACTCAGCTTCAACATACTCAGCATCTTCATTTGATGCTTTATATGCTTCTTTAAGTTGTTCTACTACTGTTGTTTTTAATACTTCATTATCTATTTTCTTTACTTCAATATGAAGTGTATCTAGTGTAGGAGATGTATGATACTTGTCAAAATATTTTACAGCTTGATCTACAATCCATTGATGGGCTTGATTATCAAAATACTCTACTGTAACTACATCTCTAATGTCTAATAAGAACTTTTTGTTCTTTAAAAGCGAGCTTATAACCTTGATCTGAAAACTCAGACCATATTGATTTAATTTGCTAAAAGCAACCATAACTTATTTTAATTTATACGCTGTAAGATAATGAAAAACATCGGTGAGCCAAAACTCTAAATTCTGAATTGATTGGCCTAATAAATCTTCATTGTACATTCTAACAAAACCTGCTTTATCAAAAGTTAAAGACGGATTATCTAAAATATAATGTATTTCTTCTAAGTCGGGTTCGGGTATAATAGGTGCGCTTATATCCATTAATTTCTCGTTAATTAACAACTGATTTTTAAAGTTGCATATATTTTCGTATAATGGATGAGTCCCACGTTTATCCGCGCTTAAAGTAAGTATATTACTAAATTTTATTTTGTCTTCACCTTCTAATTCTGGGAATAGTTTGAATAGTTTTTTAGGACCTATGCCTTTTACTCCTGGTAGATTATCACTGTTATCACCCAACAGAATTTTGTAGTTTATATAGTTTTGGGGGTATAACCCAAAATCTTCTTTTACTTTTTTGGGTGTGTAGTATATCTTTTTTATAGGAGAATAAACTGACACTTTGGGGCTCACTAATTGTAAGAAGTCTTTATCAGCACTCATTATCACTACTTCTTCAGGAAGTTCATTTGCTAAGTATCCTATAACATCATCTGCTTCAATTTTATCTATTGATATCATATCAACAGGTAGAAGTTTTAGGTATTCTATTAGCCTTAATAATTGGTGAGTAATAGCTTCTGATTCTTCTTGTCTGTCAGCAAAACCATCAAAGTTAGTTATGCGGGTAATACTCCTATTTCCTTTGTAATCGGCGTACAGGTTCTTTTTATTGTTAGTACTTCCCACTCCATCAAACACAAGAATTACTCTTGTTGGTTTAATGTGTCTAATAATAAAACCAAGTGATTTCAAAAAACCCGTCAGGCCACCAATATGGTGGCCGTTCGGATTTATATGATTGATCATGGCAAAACTTCTCAGAAAAGTATTCATCGAATCTATAAGAAGTACTCTACTATGTGAATGTAGTGGTGCTTCTTTAGTATTCGTTATATTTTTGAGTATATCTTTAAAATCATTCTTCAACATCTACTATAGCGCTTATTGTGTTTTCATCTACGTCGTCTGTTTCTTCAACAACGTCAAAATCTGTTGTACCTAAAACCTGTAACCATTCATGTGAGTGTTCTTTCTTATACTCATCAACTGCCTTTTTATCATCTTCAATGAAACCATGGACAGTCATAATGGCTGAGCCTTTACTTGTAACACCTGTAATATGGTTTTTGTCAACAGATATTTTAGTGCGCTTAGCGAATTCTACATCTTTACCATTCTTAGTAGCTTTGATCTTATTAGTACCTGGGTTAGTGATGTTACCAAATGTAATTACTAAACTAGAATCAAAGAACATGGTGTTACCACCTTTATTCTTCATTTTCGGTTGTTCCATTGGTGATCCTGGTTTATCAACCCATACTTTATTTACTGCTACTAATGTATTAGTATATTGGTATGTTTCTTTTCTTGATAGTACAACTTTCTGGTTAATAAAATTACCAAATTGTTGAGACATAGCTCCAGCATTCCATTCGTTGTTGTTCTTATTTGATTCAACACTTAATCTACATGGAATACTACCTACTGAATCCCAGAAAAAGCATAAGTCATAAGGTAAATTACCTTGTGCTTGTTCATGTAATAGATCAGCTATAAATGAGGCTACATCTTCAACTGTATTTAGTTGACCTCTATCAGTGTATAAAAAGAAACCTTTATAATCAACAATCTCACCTGTTGTTTCATCCACAATAGGATTAATTTCAAATCCCATTTGTTGTGCGTGTTCCCAACTCCACTTCATCTCAGTAATGATAAAAACAGGTAAAATACCCATCTTTTGAGCAGCTACTGCTGCTTCCAACATCGCAGTTGTTTTACCCGTATCCGAGTGACCACGTAACAAAGTTATGTGGCCCATCGGTATACCAGGTATTGACAATGTATCTTGGAAAGCTTTCGAAAGTGGAATCCAACGTTGTGGTTTAAACTTCACAGGTTGATCTAAATACTTAGACTGTTTAAATTTGTCTAAGTCAAACGTACCCTTAATTGCTTGTGAAACACTAGCGTTTAGACTCTTTTTTTCTCTAGCCATGATTAGTCATTAAATAGGTCATCAAATTCTTCTTCGTCAAATCCTTTTTTCTTAGCACTTGTATTAAGCGCAAAAGATGATGGAGCAGGTGCTTGTGTTTCTTCAACAACTGCTTCTTCAGTTTCAGTTGGCTCTAACCATTCCATTAGTATGTTTTTCATTTCTTCAAACTCATACTTTTTGTAATGTTGAAGCACATCTGGTTGTTCACTGATCCATTTTTTGATTTGTTCATTGTCTTCACTTAGAGCAGATGTCTTAGGTTTGATACGAACAGATGACTTGTTGTACTTAGTACCTGTAACTTCAGGTCCAACAGTATCAATTGTCATGTCTCTACCATCCATTACGTCTGTGTAATCAGCAATATCTTCGTCCTCAGCAATGCTAAGTAATTCAAGATACATTTCTTTACCAAATTCCCACAAACGAACACCTTTTTCTTCTTCACCTCTTACAACAACAGGAACAAATACTCTCATCTTAGGACTAATTTTTTTAGCTAGTGCCCAATTTTCTTTGTCGCTTGTTTTACGTAATTGAGATGCAAACTCAACAATTGGATCCTTTTCACCAAAGTTAGTTAATGATACCATAGTTTTGTTTCCAATACCATAGTGGAACATTACTTCACGGAATGGATTTTGTTTGTTGAATTTTGAAGGAACAATACGAATAACTTGTTTCCCTACTGACGGTTTCCAGAATGTTTTGGTGCGGTCCTCTTTAGGGCCACCACCCTTTTTGTTTTGCAGCGCGGTTAAGCGTGACTTAATTGCGTTAAGATCCATGTTATAACTTAATTTTGTTTCCGTAAATATACTAAGATCAAATCGAAAGGCCAAACTAAATATTCACTATATTATGAATACTTGTTTTTAATTTGCGTAGATCAGGGCCCTGAGTGAGTAGAATTGTATTTTTGTAGTCGTTCCAGTTTATTTTATAGTTTGGATCAACTATACCTTCATTTAACACTTTAATTAATGTGTTTAGGGCGTTTATTGTATAAAGCGTATTGCTTTCTTTCTTGCGATGTAATAATATTGTATTAGCCATGACACTAGCCCCAACATTACCTGGGTCAATGTTGTAGGTGCATATAAGCTCTTCGCTATCCTCAGACTCTAAGACAAATATTTTGTCATAAAGAATTGTATATCTGCTCTTTATAGCCTCCAGCGTCTCGTTTAATTCCTCTTTCTTAGTGAAAGTGCAGAAAAGTTTATTAGCCAATTCGTATACTGTTATTATTCGTGGCATAAATATGTTAAATTCTTGTTAAATTACTGTAATTGTCTCCTGTAGCTACTCTAACCTTATGGCGTACTTGATCAAAAGATGAATGATACTCACAAGTAGTTATTATCTCTGGTAGATGTTTCATGTCTTCCTTAGCCATGTCAATTAGAAACGAGTCGTAGTTATATAGTACTATTTTACTTTTAAGTCTATTAGCTCTAAATATAAACAAAAGGTGATTCAAAATTACTATGTTCCGTTCAGTTTCATAATATTGTAAGTAATAATTCAATAATTTACTTGGCGTTAAATCGCTTTTAACGCCGAATAAACCGCCGTCATATTCTTGCCATAATTTATCCGTAAGCTCAGATGCCGCGCGAAAATACGGCGTATCTAGCGTAATACCACCATATAATTGGCGGAATGTATTCACCTTAGCTGTTTCAACATCTGTACCCATCTGATTAGCTAGGTCTAGATAGATATTATCACTAAAATGAAACGGTTCTTTAAGATGGTTATTTAATAGTCGTGGATGATACCCATTAAAGTCAAGCTCAACAAACATATAATTAGTTGGCTCAAACGCGTCACGTTTATCTTTTGGTATAGCACTAAAATTTATACCATTAAATGAATTGGTAGGTCGTGTTGTTTTATTATTTAAGTTATACTTAGTGTATATCTTATTACCTATCATTGAATGTGGTGCATAAGTTATGTCAAAGTATTTATTTATCTTTTTAGGATCACAACCTATACCTTGTTTTTCTATTTCATAAAATATATAATATTTTTTATGTTCCTCATTTAATGGAAATTTACCATAAAAACTATCTGTGTATAAATTATTATACTTTTCATAATGTTTTGATATAGGAATTAGCTGGTTTAAACCGACATGGTAATACTTTGATTTGTATAAATGATCATGTATAGGAGTATTAAAAACAGCTATATTTGAATATTGAATGTTTATTAATTGTTTACCTAGATTGTCTAAAAAATATAAAGTATATTTTGGATCAATACATAATAATGTGCCTGATAGTGCTATGTTACTTAAAAATAACTTAACTTTCTCCCATGGTACATTTAATGACTCAGGGTGATTAACACATATCATATATGGTTTAGTATCATGCCATCCATAAAAAAACACTAAGCAAGGTGCGGTGAGTGCAGGATGAACCAAATCATTAAGTGGTACAATATGAATAAATGCTGTTTGGTTATGGCTTAAAGTAGCCAGTTGTTCCTCTGTCTCAATGATGTAATGCATAAACCTTTATTTCAATAAAGATAAGATAAAATCTTAAGGTAGAAAAACTAAGATTCTCTAAATTGCAAAGGATCAGTTAAGAATGATGAAACACCTTTAATTATTTTTTCAGCTTCTTGTATTGAACGTAAATTAGCATCTCTAACACCAACTGCTACTCTAATATTACCACTAAAAGCATCATCAATTGGACCTGTTAATTTCCAAAATAATGGTACTGTTGGGTAAACTAGACTTAAAGTTGTGTTTTGAATTATTTTATCATAATGATCCTTATTCACTTCAAT